CCGTCTAGGTCGTTGATAAGATTAGCATCAAGATAGCCTGTAGGTAAGTACATACCCTTAACGATGTTGGTCGACACACCAAGAGAACCAACATAGGACACGTTAATACCGCCAAACTCGCCAACCTCAGACACAACGTCATAAATCAATTCACCTAGCCCATCATCACCAGCTGAGATAATACAAGCTCCCTTAAGAAGTTCTGGAGTCAAGTCTTTTTGGGTGCGCTCAGTAATCTTATCGAGGATTATTGGGACGTTGTTCTCAATTTCTTTGGCGACATCTACTGGATTCTCGCCCCTCTTAATCTTATCCATAGCCCACCAGTATAGATGGTTAGATAGAATAGCGGACAAGGTTGTGCCGTCGCCAGCCGTCTCATTAGTACGCTTAGAGGCTTGCTTTACGACCTTAATTGCCATGTCTTGAATAGCATCGGCTACTTCAAGCTCATCAAGGTTGGAAACACCATCGTGGCTAATTGTAGGAGCTGTTGCACGGTGTTCTAACATCACATTACCACCACGACACCCATAAGCTGTTAGAGCCACGTCATAGAGGCTCTTAATGCCTTCTGCGATGCCGTCCTCAAGCTCATTACCAGTAACGATTCTGCGATTCAATGTTGGTTTGCCCATTATTTATCTCCTTTAATTGTAGCTACTACGTCATACTCATCTATGATTGAGAGCGAAGTTCCATCTATGGTAAAGTCTATGCTATCCTCGTCATTAAAGATGACTTTATCTCCGATATGAAAATCGTATTCTGAAAAATCATCATCCCTGCAGACACCTTTAACTACGCCGATAGTTTTACGGTCATACTTCTTACTCTCGGTAGAAAATGAAGAAGATGCTTCTTGCGTAGGCTGAATAAGTAATTTTCCTGATTTCAGTTCAATTTTTTCTAAAAGCATATATTTCCTTTCTCGTTATATTATTTATGGTAATTATAGCACAATACTCAACAACAAAAAAAGAGGCTAGGTGTCCAAGATACGAGAAAGGAGCTCTAGCCTCATTTCTATTATATAAAATGAATCCCCTTTTGTAAAATGTGGAAAAGTCTGTGGAAAAATGAGGGGGTAGGTCATTTTGAGCTAGGGGTGGGTCAAAATGAGCTGGGGGTAGGTCATTTTGAGCTACCTCGCAACAGAGGTGAGGTAGGTCATTTTGAGCTACATAGAATATAAGAATATAAAAAGAATATAGTTGGCGACACAAAAGCTATGAATGTGCTTTTGTTTGCCAAAAAATATATATACAAAAAAAATAGCTTATGCTAATATCAAATTATTAACCATAAGCCAGGAGGCGAAAATGAAGAATGAAAATGGCGAGATGGGTATATCATTTGTGGTTATGCCTATTGAAATACTCCAAAATAAGGAGCTGACAGCATCTGAGAAGATATTGTATTGCTATTTATTATTATTCAAAAAAGGCGTGTGCTATCAAAGTAACGAAAAATTAGCCGAGATTACTGGTTTAGATGTGAGTACAATTAAGCGTGGGCTAAAAAAGTTGTCAGAATTACAATACGTTTTTATTGAATTTATTAACAATAATTCCGCCGCCAGGAGAATCTATATAATCTATGAGAATCCTAAAAAGCTGGTTCATTTAATGAAGAAGGGCTTATTAAAGGCTCCTGCAGATAAGCCAGCAGAAGAGCCTAAAATACCCCAACGGGCCATAGAGGGCAAAGAAGAGCAGCCAAAGTCATTAAATAGCCCACCTTTAAGCCCAAGGCCGAAGCGTGCTGATTTTGCAGAAGAAAAAGATTACGTAGATGCTGTTTACGCCTGGAACACTCAATGATATAATAAAAGTATATAAGCATAAGCTTATAGCACATATTTTTATTTTTTGTAGTTAGACAGGTCTTTTTTTGTCTAACTTACCTCCAAAATTAACTCGTAGCTTTTTCGAAAGCTTAAAACAAAAAGAGTAAAAAATAGCAGTAGCCCACAACCTCGCCAGGATGGGCTACTTTTTTTGTAAAGTCTAAAAAAGATATTGACTATGCCATAAGCCTATGCTATCATAGATACATAAGGAACAAATAACGAGAAAGGAGCCCTTATGAAAATCAATGTAGTGGACAAATCCACAGGAGTAGTCAAAATCCCAGTCTGGATTGTAAAGCCAATCTGGGATATGTCTATCGACCAGATTATTAAACTCTTAGATATCGAAGAAAAGATTCTAGACTACCATTACAATTTTACCTCTGAATATCAAAATGTAGATGACATTTATTCAGAAGAGATTATTGAATATCTAGCAGAGGTGCTATTCGATTACTGCCAATCATCAAAGTTTAACGGCTACTATGAAATCGCAGAGAGGATTATGGAAAAACTTGCAGACAAGATGGCAGATGAGATTCGTAGGTTAGACGAAGATGCAAGGCAATATGCAAACGAAGTAGAAGAAGCTAGGAGAGGACAATACTAAAATGAGTGTTAGTTTATCGGAAGTTTTAGAGAATGCTGGTTATGATATTAAAAATAATGTAGAAGACGCTAGATGGCTACTTAGTCAAGAAGGTGAGTTCTATGATTTACTTGATAGAGCTGGAAGGCTTGAAGATGACTGGATTGAGTATAATGATTTTGTAGATATGAATGAAGAGTTAGGTAACTTTATTAACCCTACTTGGGAAGAATGGAAAGAGGAGAGAAGAAATGGCGACGAGTAAAGATTTAATCAAAATCGTAGACTCTGGTGATAATTCACCATTGCTCTTCGAGAAGATGGGAGAGCTCAAGGAGATTCTTAACCAGAACCCTAACAAGGCTTGGGTTAAAAATCACCCATTTGCTCAGGGAGTATTATATCTCCCTATTGACAAGGTAGAAACTATGTTGGATATGATATTCCAGCAGTGGAGAGTCGAGATTCTAAGCATCAGTCAATTAGCACAAAGTATTTGTTGTACAGTAAGGCTGCACTATCTTAACCCTATTACTAAGGAGTGGAGTTACCATGACGGCGTTGGTGCCGTACCACTGAAAACTGATAAAGGATTCAGTGCAGCTGACCTATCGCACATAAAAAGTGATGCCGTAACCACTGGAGCCCCAGCAGCGAAGTCCTTTGCTATTAAGGACGCTGCAGAGCACCTCGGGAAGTTATTTGGTCGCGACCTTAATCGTAAAGACACGGTAGCTTATAAAAGCCTTTATGGCAATGCGTCTGATGAGGACTGGGTGGCTGAATTAGAGAGTGTGAAAAGCCTTGATGAACTCCGCAAAATTTGGAATAAGATTCCGAAAGAGATTCAGGCTGATGAGGAAGTAATTGCAACTAAAAATACTATGAAGACAAAATTAAAATAATAGTTGACTATGCCATAAGCCTATGCTACAATCATAGTATAAATAAAACGAGAAAGGAGCAAATATGAAAGTACTTAAAATAGAACAAAACTCTGATGAGTGGCTAGAGTTCCGCAAAGGTAAGTCTGGCGGTTCAGAGTTAAAAGACCTTTGGGGGGCGGCTATGCCACTCAAGAGTGTCATTTTGGACAAACTAATCAAAACTAGCAGGCCAATCCCTGACAGCAAACATCAGACCGTGCCAGAGTTGGCTGCGCTACTTACGCCAGAGGAACTAGCTGAACTCAAGTTGAAAGGTAATCCGAAGAAACGTTATTATGAGATGTTAGCCGAGAGGGTCGCTAGACCGCTAACCCCAAACGATTATGCAGACCAACTTAATGGGGAAAAATTCACGATGATGGCACGAGGCCATATCCTAGAACCAGTCATCGCAAAAGCATTCGCCAAAAAATACAAGAAGAAACTAGATGCTGATAGCGTAGTTTGGGTAGATGACGACAACCCAAACTCTTATATTAGCCCAGACCGCACAATCACAGGTAAAGATGGCAAGGTCAGAGAGGCTATCGAAATTAAGGCTTTAGATTCCGCCAATGTACTTGAGATTTGGAAGACCAATGAAATTCCTAATGAGTATATGCCACAAATCGTCAAGTATTTTATGATTAACGAAGACTTAGAGACACTATACTGGGTAGTTGGCACCGACCTTATCCCAGGCTTGGAACTACAAGTATTCCCAGTTAAACGAGCTGATGTTGAGGACCAAATCCGTGAGATTAAAGCATTCGAACTCTGCATTTTAGCTATGGCGGATGAAGATGTAAAAAAGCTTGATGCGTTAGCTGGGTTTTAAGGAGTGATATGTTTGATGCTAATACTTATAGGTATGGTCTTCACGAGTATACTGACAAGCTGTATAAAGAGTGTGAAAGATTATGGAAGTTATATCTTGATGTTTCGCATGAGAGAGATAGGCTACTAGAAAGAATAAAAGAAATGGAGCGGAAAAATGAAAACTGAAGAGTATGTACTACAAATGGCTGAAAGCTATGACCATAATTACATTGAGGTCAGAGGGTGTGATGGAGGTTATTCTACGAGTAGCTATATAAATGATATAAAGCATTATGATAGTCTTAAGTTAGCTCAATTAGCTGTAGAGGCTTTGCATTGTCGGAAACCTAAGATGAAGGTAAGAATACTTAGGCTTACACTTGAAGAAGTAAAATAACCTATTGACATGCCATAAGCCTAGTGATACAATAGAACTATAGTCAATAACGAGAAAGGAACAATATATGCAAAAGAATAGACAAGTATTAAGAATTACCGCTTACTACATCCCAACAGATTGGGGTATTAAGATGGAAGGCAAGAATATTATTGTCTGGGCATTATATCGACGTAGCGATAGTGATGTGAACTACCAGTTCTACGGAGACGATGCGGACGCTTATCAATCCTTTGAAGAAGCTGGTTTTACTAAATCATGTGAGGTATCCAGTTTTGAAGAAGCTAACAAATGGATTGAAGAGAACGTGATGATGAACATCGAGAGATAGCCTATGAAGACTAAAAATAAGAACAAAGACTGTGGTAACAGAATTAAAGGCCTTGATAAGGTCGCAAAGGAGATGAACGGTGAAGATAGATGTTAAATATATTGAAGAGCCTGCCACTAAAGTCAAAGTGAGCTTTAAGGAAGCAGGACAAAGAGGTGGCTCTGCAAAAGTCCCAAAAGGATTCGCCAAGATGAATAAAGCTAAGCGAATCGCTGCCGCAACAAAAGGTGCTATGAAAAGATGGGGAAAGGAGAATGTTAAAAATGATTAACCGAAGAGATATTTACGATGTAGTTGTACTTATATTGTTAGTAATCTGCAGTATTATAGCTTTTGTGAAACTTATTATTAGTGGAGATGCAATCTTTGGATGGTGCGGTCTCACTCTATATATCCTATTTGCTATAAGTATAATTAGGCGATGGGATGAGGAGTAGTAAGGCAGAATGCCCCATAGAGGATGTCGAGTGTGAGAATTTCCACAAATGGTTAGACCGTTATGAGTTCCCTCACACTCATATCCCGAATGAAAGCAAGAGCCAAACAAAAGCGGCAATAATCAGGGGTAAGAAACTTAAAAAGTTGGGAGTAAGCCCAGGATGCTGGGATTACGAGATTTACGTGCCGATAATGGACCTAGATGAATCAGTTGGCGGATACGAACTTGTGAAACTAGAGATGAAGCGAGCAAAGAAGAGCTTATCTACTGTTTCTAAGGCCCAGAAAGACTGGGGAAAGACTTACGAGCTAGCTGGTATCACCAAGTTCATCTGTTATGGTGCTGCGGAAGCCGAAGCTAAGATTACTGAAGTTTACGAGACAATTAACCAGATAAAGTTGAAAGAAAAACCTATTGACTTTTAGCTTATGGCATAGTACAATGATGATGTAGGTAATTAGATACACCTAGAAAAACCTACACCTAAAATATGACCTTTTGAATACAAGTGTATGTGTATTTATCTTATAATAAGTTGAGAGCTTATATGTTCAAAAAGCCACCTTTACCAAACTGCGAGGGTGGTTTTTTGGTTTTTCTTATGCTAAAATAATTGATATGGATGCATCAAATTTATCATCAATCATTGTAGCTCTCATATCTGCCGCTGGTAGTATTTTTGGAGCTAACTTAGCAGTTAGGAAGAAAGCAAGAGAAGATGAGATTAAAGATGCTGTTAGAGAACAACGCCAACTTGATTTGTTTCAGAGTATTAACGAAAAGATTGAACGACTAGAAAAAAAAGTCGATACTCATAACGGTTACGCCGAGAAGTTCGCGGAGACCAGCAAGAACCTAGCTGTTATAGCTAAAGAGATTGAATATCTAAAAGGTAGGCCCTAATAGAGGGCTCTTTTTTATGCTATAATTAGTATAAGCTTAATAACTAAACACAAGGAGGCTACAGCCGTGAGTAATAAAGGGAAAACTCCCACTGGGCAGGGAGGCGACTATAAGGTAGGAAACAAACGTCCACCAAAGGAGAGGCAGTTTGGACAACCTAATGGTAACCCAAGGCATAATGGTTCCTGGCATAAAGAAGATACCCCTCGATATAAGATTGAACAGATGATGAAGATGTCTGACAAGGAGCTTTCTGATATTAGAGCCGATGAGACGAAGCAATCATTTGAACGGTCCTATGCTAACATCCTTTTACTTATGCGGACCGCCACAGATGTTGACGAGGCCGCTAAGGCATCTAAGGCTCTCAATGAGGTGATTCATGAAGTCTATGGCAAGATGCCAGAGATGCAGATTACGGTCGAGGCAGATAAGGATACTCAGGAAGAGGCCAATAAGATTATTAGGGGTTTTGCCTTGCCATAAAAAACCGAACAGATGTAAGCAAAAACCCGCATTTTGCAATGAAAATCAATGTTTTGTTCGGTTTTAGGAATATCAAATGAAAATCTGGCCATATAATAAGAAAGTAAAGGAAGAGTTGGAAGCTAAAGGTTATTGGAGACCATTGCTTGGGCCACAAGCTCTATTCATCCACCTCATGTGCTCTACGCCTCGTTTCCGTGAGGGGCTTTTTGGTGGTGCTCGTGGACCAGGTAAAACTGAAGCTAGTGTGGCGATTGGTGGCGATAGGATTCCGAATAAACACTATCGGGCCTTAGTATTGCGTAAGAATGCAACGGACCTTGATGATTACGCCTCTAGGTGTGAGGAAGCCTACCAGTGCTTTAATGTGCAGGCCAGGCGTAATCCGATGGTGCTGAGGTTTGGTGATAACAGACAGAACACTCAAGGTGCCGTGATTAAGGGCGGTAACCTTGGTGATGATAATGCGTATATCAAGTATCAGGGGCAGGAGTTCTCTCGTATATTTATTGAGGAGCTAACCCAGATACCTAGTGAGAAGCTGTACAAGCAGGTTATGTCTAGCTGTCGTAGCAAATACCCAGAGCTTTTCCCGCAGATGATTTTAACTGCGAACCCAGGTGGCGTTGGTATGGGTTGGGTAAAGAAACGATTCGTGGAGCCGATAGACCTTAGGGACGGCGATTATTCCAGGACCGAGTTAGATAATGGCGATGTTCTTTATGAGGATAGCCGAATCATGTGGTGGCAACGTAAATACTACTGGGACAATGACAGAGGTGAGAAGCGTGTAACCATCTGGAATGAGATTTTTGATAAAGAGGAAAACAAGGTATCGAAGCCAGGTCAGGAGATATATCGTATTTTCGTGCCTGCGACGATTGACGATAATCCAGTGCTACTCGAAAGCGACCCAGCGTATGTGAATATGCTTGAAGGTCTTAAGACCACGGATACGGCGTTGTATGAAGCCTGGAGGCATGGAGACTGGAGCGTGTTCGCTGGCCAGGTGTTCACAGAGTTTAGCCGTGAGAAGCATGTTATCAATAACTTTGCTGATATTGGCACAACAACCGAAGAGTTTAGGAGCGCCGTTAAGATTATCTCAATGGACTGGGGTTACACGGATAACACCGCTATTTACTTCACCACATTACTGAACGGCAGACCCGTAACATACCATGAGATGCACGGCAATAAGAAACTGGCATCTGAGTGGGGCGAGGAGCTTTATAACTACCTGGATGAGAGTGAACAGAGGATTGATTATTTTGTTTACCCAGACGATATGGAAGACCAGAAGAACGGCAAGAGTAGCCCTATTGATGATATTCAAGAGTGGTTGAACAAATTACCGCCAGACAAACAACCGATGCTGAAGAAGATGACGAGAGAGGGCGGAAGCCGTATGATTCGTCAGATGACTACTCACAAGTATCTGATGATGAAACCAGACTGCGCAAAGATATTCAAACGTTGTACGAATCTGATTCGGGTATTACCAAACCTAGTCTATGATGACAAGCGCAAAGAAGAGATAGACACTAATACAGACCATGAGCTAACTAACCCGTATGACGGCTGGAGTTATGGCTTGCGATGGTTGTACGAGCGTAAAGAGGGCGAGCTGGTGCATAAATCTGAGTTAGTTGGCACCAAGGCTAAGGGAGTCGTAGCAGGTGAGACGACTTACAAAGATATGGGCCTAGATATTGCTGACATTATCCGCAAGCAAAAGAAGAATAGAGGCGATTGGAAAACCATGTAGATTTCTCTATGGAAATGCTTGACATTATGGCTTATGGCATGATATACTTCTAGTATCAATAACAAACGAGAAAGGATGATGCATGAAATACAACGCATTAAAAAAACTATTTAGTATTGTAGGACATGGTATAGAGGATAGATGTATCCAAGAAATCAACGGCAGAAGGGTCCTAGATATTAAGTTTCAGACTGGCGGTACTGCTAGCACAGAGAGAAACGGTATCTTCATTGAAGACCTGCTTATTATTGCTCAGGCAAAACTAAGCGAGTACAACAAACAACTACCTTGCCGTGAGAATCAATTAGCCATGGATAAAATTGATGAAGCTATACTTTGGCTAACTTATCGTAAGACTGAGCGCGAACATCGTGGCGTTTATGGTACTGAGAAGGAATAATAGAGGCAAAGTATGAAGAACATTGAAATCAATACACTATTTGATTATGTAGCGTTTCTAATTGCGACGATAATCACGGTTATTATTGTTACGATTGCGGTAGCAATAAGCTTCTGGCCACAAATCATAATGGGGATACTTCTAGCATTAGCAATTAAATCAATTATAGGAGCGTAATAAACACGCTTTTATGTAGTAAGAGGAGAAAATAAAATGAAGAGATATAAATTGCTGAAAGACACACTAACTGTCAAGGCTGGAGCCATCTTTGAAGAGGATGGGACCATTGACGATGATAAAGAATTAGTTCAAGTTACCAAAGATGGATGCCAGCTTAGCCCATCGGTTGCAGTTAGAGACATCATTAACTTTGATGAGTGGTTTGAAGAAATCCCTGAAAAACATGAAAGGTGGAGGGGTGGAAGAGGTGATAGTTATTATTTTATTGACGATGAAGGTGCTATACTCCATGAGATTGATACTAATGACGGCATGGACAACTATCGCTACAATATTGGTATTTATGGGCGCACAAAACAAGAGCTTGAGACTAAACTTAAATACGATATTGCTCGCCAAACTCTCTTAGATGACGCAGAGGGCGGAAAATTTGTGCCAGGTAGTAGTAATAATTGGTATAACTCCTATTGTTTATGTTTAGAAGCATGGAGTACTTTCTCTTCGTGGTATTACTACCCAGGGGCAATTTATTTTAAGTCAGAAGAGGCACTTCTTAAATCTCTCAAAGAGCATAAAGAGCAGTGGGAAATCGTTCGTAAATATGAAATGGGGGAAGAATGATAACAAAAGACGATATTAAAGATGTATTAAAAAAATATAGTGAAGATGTTGATTATTTTGTATCACGTTCTTGGGGTAATGATATGAAATTCGGCAACATGGTAAAAGAGGAATATTATGACAGAATAGTAAATGAGTTATATGAGAAAATTCATGACGAGCTCATTGAGTGTGCCAAATTGGAAGCTGAGTTAGAAGTATATCGAACGGTTATGGGAAATAGCAATTTTAAGATGGTTGCTGAGAAGATTAAGGAGAGTAAGAATGGATGAAGTAAAATATAGAGCTTGGAGTAATGAGCATGATAGATATTGTGATTTTATTACTCTTGACCGTGATGGGCAATGGCTTGGCGGGCTGGAAATTTGGATAGAAGACCGTAAAAGTTTCTTGACTACTGAAGATATTATCATCGAACAAGCAACTGGGATTGAAGACAAGGACGGCATGATGATTTGTGTTGGCGACATAGTTAAGATGAAATATCCCTACGACAAACGGTGTATTGGTAAATTCGTTGTAGTGAGAGACCCCAAGAGCCCACGAATTGGGTTATTGGATAAAACAAAAACCGATGAAATATTTGATTTATATAATTATATGTCAAATCATTATGAGGTTGTCGGAAATATCCACGAGAATCCTGAATTATAGTATAATGTATATATGCGCACCTTAACCAAGAGACCACTAGAGATAGTGGTTTTTTGGTTAGGACATCAATGTCATGGCCAGTATGTTATAATGAATGTATGAAGACTCCAAAACCAATATCTATTATGCTCTATGAAGACGACCTACCCGAACTTAGGGAGATTAGGTGTGTCTATTGTTCGAGGATGTTATGTAAGATAAACGCTGATGTTAAGTCCGTGGTATTCGAGGACGGATTTGACCCCAGCCAACATTCTGAACTGGTCTCCGGCATGAAAGTCATGGAACATAAATGCCGAGGTTGTGATTGTGTTTACAAGTTCTTATTCCAGAAATAGGCTCTAAAGTTGAATATAAAAAATTATATTCCAAGTTCGTTTATTATGGGCGGTATTCGCTTAAAGCCATTTTGACCCCTGATAGAATAAGCTATGGCATATTCGCTTAAAATGTTATAATGAGAGTAAGGAGAATACTCGCATGAATAATAACTTTGATAATCCACAAGAGACTGGCTTGGTAGAAGAGCTACCTGTATTAGCTCTCGATGTTCCAGACAAGGAGCTCATTGAGAACTTCAAACGCTGGGAGAAAGAATCTAAGACCTATTGGGATGACCCAAAGGGTTTTAATCTTGAAGAAAAGCGCAAGAAAAACAACCGATATTATAAAGGTATACAGATAGATAGCGATAAACTATATGCATATCAGATTCCATACGTACAGAATGAACTGTTTATTGCTACCGAAACTATTACTGCCTATACTACCAGTAGCGACCCATCCGCAGAGGTCCTGCCAGAAGACGCGACCACACAATCCAAAGTGATGGCCGAGAGTCTGGAATGGGGGCTTAATGTTCATAGCGAGAAGTTCAAGCTTGGTGAAAAAATAAACAAAGTTGAACGCAATATGTACTTAAAATATGTGGGTATCATTAAGTTATATTGGGATGATGTATTGCAAGACATCGTACCTAGAGTGATTGAGCCTGAAAATGTTGTTGTGGACAAATCTTGCCGTCTTGGCGAGAATCCATTGTTTATTGCGGAGACCTGTACTGCCACTGTACAGCAGATTTTTAATCTCTTCCCAGAGAAGAAGGAAGAGTTCATGCTTGAGATTGGGCGTGTTCGTTCGAGTTCAAAGCTTGAGAACTCTGTTTATGCATATAAAGAAGTTTGGTTTACTGAGATTACCGATGAGGGTGAAACAGAATGTGTTGCATGGTATATCGGCAACCTGTTATTAGGCAAGGCTAAGAACCCTAACTATCTCTACGATGGTGATGGTGTTCAAATCACGAACTTCTTACCACGTCCAATGAAGCCATACGTCTTCTTTAACTATATGAACTCGGGGTCGCATCTTATTGACGAGACATCTCCATTTGAGCAAGCTATTCCACTGCAGGATGCTCTTAATAAGCGTGGCCGACAGATTATGGAGAATGCAGACACTGCAAACTCCATTCTAATCTTTAAGTCTGGTGCTATGCCTTCCGATGAGGCGGAAAATATCACAAGAGACCCGAACCAGATTTTATTACTCCAGACTAATGGAGACCAACCTGTGAGTAGTGCATTTGGCGAGATTACGCCACATCTCCTGCCTAACTATGTGCTAAATGATAAGCAAGAGATTAAGAATGCCATCCACGAGATTATGGGAACGCCAAGCCAATTCCGAGGAGCTCAAGATAGAGGCGGAGCTAATACCTTAGGTGAAGCACGTATTATGAGAGACCAAGCTAGTGGCCGCCAAGATGAGATTGTTCGATGTTTGGAACGTGGATTAGACGACTACTACAGATTATTAGTCCAAATGATGAAGGTTTGGTACAAGGATAACAAGAAGTTCGCTTGTAAGGACAATGATGGCAAGTTTGTGTTTGTGGAGCTTAGTCGCGAAAAAATCCCTGATGTAGCATGGGTGAAAGTAGAACATGGCACGACTCAGAAGAAGGATAAGGCACGTGATGAACAGATTGCTATGAATCTAGCACAAATGGGCTTGATTGACCCTTATAACTTGTTCAAAGACCTCGGAATGAAGAACGCAGACCAACGCTACAACACCTTGGTCAAGTTTAAGATGAGCCCAGATGCCTTGACTAATGAATTGCAAGCTGAGATGCAGAACCGCCAAGCTTATATTGACTTTGCCTGTATTATGAATGGTGAAGATGTAAAGGGCCATGATGATGTCGATGCTGAACACATTCTAGCCCACCGTACGCAAATCACCACCGATAAGTTCTTATATGCCAACCCAGAGAGACAAAAGGCTATGGTGGCTCACATCCAAGAGGAAGTTTACCTATTGAGCCAGCGCGTGAAGCTCCAAGAAGCCTCAATGCAAGGTTTATTGCTTGACCCTAATATGCCAGTAACGCCAGAAGTTCCAGAGCCACAGCAACTCGCACCAATGCCAGGAGACCCTAACGCTATACCACCACAAGGCGGGATGATGCCTCAAGGCCAGCCTCAGGGCGGTATGATGGGTGGTGGCTCACCAGGAGAGATGTTGATGGGCCAGCAAATGGCTGAGCCAGCTCCGAATATGCCAGCAGAAAACATGAATCTAAGTAATCTTTAGATAGAAAGGAAAACACATGAGATTACCTGACCCAATCGCTAACACTACAACGGAAGCTTATCTAGCATATAAGGCTGGTGTACTTAAAAAATCAGACCTGCAACCAAAGCTTAAACATCCTACAAACCATTTCGATGCGTGGCTTGCCTATTGGACTGGCTTAACTAGTGAATACCCGAAAAACGAGAAAGGTGAGCCAGAATGCTTATTTGACGAGGAAGCACTGGTGGCGTTCCTAGCTGGCGTTACTACGACTTACCCAGAAGAGATTAAAGACCCGTATGATGTACGTATTGTGGGTTACTTAAAATACCTTGTTTCAGCTCGTTTCAAACAGCCAGAAGAGACCTTTAACAATGAGGAGCTCTACTTGTCTATGATGAAGACGGCGACGGTTGAAAATGGTACTCCTGGGTCGAGTCTCACTCTCAATCACACGCTTAAAGCTCCGTTTGATTCGGTAACTATCTACGGGAATACTGAGCAAGTTAATGCCAGTGGCAAGAATTTACTAAAACTTGTCGCAAGGACGGAACCTAGTCAAGGTATTTCTTCTACAATGTCAGATGACGGTACTGTCTCATATTCTGGAAAAATGACGGGCTCATGGGCTAACATTACAAATTATACTATTTTCCCAGCTCCACTGCCTGCAGGTAAATATACATTCTCAATAGACCACTCACGAACGCATAAGGTTATATTCAAATATAAATTAGCAAGTGGTACTT